GAGCAGTTGATTTGTAATCATCAGGTCCGCGGTTCGAGTCCGTGTGCCGGCACCAGACAAAGAGGAAGTAACATGAAAGCAGGAGATGCCATCATAGAAGCCGCTAGAAAGCAAGCAGAAGGTGAAATGGCTGTACACAGAGCAAACATCGAAGTGTATAAGACAATGCCAGCAGGTATTGGCGAACATTCCGATATTGTTGAAGCAGTTATCGCCGAACTTGATAAAATGGCGGCGGCTTATGACCGTCTCGAAATGATTGATATGCATTTTAGCAAGGAGGAGTAGTGTAATGGCTGATGAATTTGGAACTGGATGGTACAACAAAAGAGAGAATACCGAATTAGGTAGACTTAGTGTAATTAATTTAATTGATGATGAATATTTGTGTTGTAACTTCTATGAACATAACAAACTCATCGGATCTATTGCTTACTACGACAAATCATTTCATTATGTGCGTGATGCCGCTGATAATTGGTGCGACGGTATTATGACACATGAAACGGTCAAAAAACATACTGAACAAAAGGACTTGTTCAGTTAAAATTTGACTGACCAAAAAAGAACTTGGTCAGTCGCCCATTCTTTTATTTTCCCATTGCAATTTATTCTCACTAGCATTTGCAACCAAAAAAGGTTGACAATAAGATGTCTTGGTGCTATACTGTGTACATAATTAGAAAAGAGGACATTATGGCATTACTTGGAAAATTTTGGAATGGTTTCAAATTATTTTGTAATATTTGGGCAACAATTTTCAATTGGATCTTTATAATTTTCCTTGTTTTTGCACTATTAGTTTTTATATTTTAGGTTGACGTATTTGGTATTCATGCTAATATTAACAAGTAAGTTGAACAGAGGATAAGAAAATGGCACGTCAAAAAGCACAATACAATACACGACAGGTACTAGAGCTTGCTATTGAAGTAGACAAAGCTCAGGGCTTTATCAAAAGCGGTTATGGTTATTTTGATCATGAAGCTGATAAACGTGTTGATGATAACAAAACTACAATTCTAAACATGTTGGAAGGTGCAACTGACTTGATGAAAATCAGCGAAGGCACAGTAGCAACCGCTGATAAAATTGTAGATGAATTCAAACAAGAACTTATTGCAAAAAAACTTGCAGGATCTATCAATGACTTTGAAAGCAATGTACTTCAAAGTATTGGAAATGAAACTGTAGAAAAGTTTGGTGTGGCAGTGCTTGCTAGTTTGCCCAACAGTTTCCGTGTACTGCAAAAGCGTCAAGGGTTAGATGACTTCTTTGATGAGCATCGTAGTACAAGTGAGTTCGTTGGAAAGATTGGTGAACGGTTGCGTTTTCCTTGCTTTATCAAAGATGTGAAGTTTATCGCCAAATACAATATTCATTTGGTAACCTGTTTAACCAAAGAGAAAAACATTGTAAAGTTTTTCTTCAATCGTGAGCCAGATATCCAAGGTATCATCGAAGGACAAAATGTGATGTTGACAGGTAAAGTTAAGACACATGATGTGAGTAAATTCAGTCAGTGTAAAGAGACTGTTTTCAACTATGTGAAAATTGAACAGGTCTAATGCAGATAGCATATAATGAAAATTTAGATGGCGGAGGCAGTGCTTCAATTGAAGATGCTGTCTCGGTCACCAAAATGTTTCTCGGAGACCAAAGACCCAAAAGTGTTTTGGAAATGTTTAGCGGTCCTGGATTTTGGGGATTTGGATTACTAGATGCTGACATTGGTATTGAATCATTAGTACTTGCTGACAAGTATGGTATTGCAGAAAATAGTATAAGAGAAACAATTAAAAATAATAATCTAAAAAATGTAAGTTTTTCTTTAACAGATTGTTTTAACAGGATACCTAGGAGTTGGGGAAAATTTGATTTGATTGTTGGAAATCCTCCTCACTTTTGTATAGACCCATTTAATAAACACTATACAGATCCTAGAAAATACAAAGATACAAACTGGGCCATACACACTAGATTTTTTAGAGAAGCACAATTTCATCTTAGACCAAATGGAAAAATAATACTTATGGAAAATATTTGGGGAAGTAGTCCACAAACATTTAAAGACATAACCGAAAAAAATGGTCTTCGAATAACCAGAGCATTCACCAGTGAAGTTTTTGAAAATGAACTTTATTATATGGAAATAGTGAAAAAAGATTCCAAAAAAGGTTGACATATACTGTAGTGATGCTATTATGTATATATAAGTTGTTAAAAAGGAGTGAGAACCAATGCAGACAACAGATGTAAAAATTGTTAACGGTACATATCGTAACATAGAAATAAAGGACGCAGTGTTTCCTTTAGTTAAAGAATACAAAGAAGGTAAAAACGGTAACTTTGTTACTGTCGATGGCAGTGCAGTTACTGGATTCCCTGATCGGTCCATTCGAATCAAAGTGCTGAGCAAGGACGACTTTGAAATGCTAGAAGATGGCGAGATTGTTGCTTCGGCTGAAACCGCAAAGGTCGAAACAGATGATGAAATCATCGAGCGATTGAGGGAGCGATTTGAGATCCTAGAAGACATGACATATGCGGCATGTGATGGGGTCGTTCGCGGTATGGTAGTTACTGGACCTCCAGGTGTTGGTAAATCGTTTGGAGTTGAGAAAGTACTCAAAGAAGCTGGCATTATGAAGAAGTTGAGCCAGGACAGTTTGCGTAAATTCGGAGTTGAAAAAGGTGCGGCGACACCTATTGGACTTTACCAGTTGCTATATGATTACAGTGCTGACGGTAGTGTGTTGGTATTGGATGACTGTGATAGTGTTCTTTATGATGAGTTGAGTTTGAACTTGCTAAAGGCGGCACTTGATAGTGGTAAGAAAAGAACATTGAGTTGGAGGTCAGAGTCTAGAGCACTTTCTAACAATGGTGTTCCGGATCAGTTTGAATTTAAAGGTTCGATCATCTTTATCACTAACGTAAAGTTTGAAAGGACACGAGGCAAGTTGAAAGATCACCTTGATGCTATTATGTCACGTTGTCACTATTTGGATCTTACATTGGATACAATGCGAGACAAGTTCTTAAGATGTAAACAAATCGTTGCAGATGGTATGCTCAACGAATACAAGTTCAGCGATGAAGATAAGACTGATCTTATGGATTACATCTACACTAACAAGAACAAACTAAGGGAGATGAGTTTGAGAATGGTACTCAAAATTGCCGACCTTAAAAAGATGAATGCCAAGAAGTGGAAGAGTTATGCAGAGTCCACTTGTATGCGAAGGGCATAAAGAATTTAGATATCCATTCTCACTTACATAAGGATATCTAAACACTAACTGGTGTACTCCTCTGTCTGCGTCACTCTCACTCACACCAGTTAGGAAACTGGGGGCTAGCAAGATCTCTTGCTAGTCCTCTTTTTTTATAAGTAATACTGAAGGGAATGTAGATGACTAAACCAAATACCACCTTTAATCTATCAATAAGAGATATAGAAATAATAGAACATGCTCTAAGGGCAAAAGCAGGACGCAGAGGACTTGCGATTGCACAAGGTGAAACATCACCTGAACTTAGACAAGAGATGAATGAAATACAAGAAGTGTTAGGTAAAATTCATAATCAAAAAAATCATTATGCCAAATTCAAAGATGGCAAAACTTATGTGAGCGGATAATATGGAAACTAGCGGTTATACTGAATATGGATATAGAGGACTAGAAGAACTACAAGCTAAAGACAAAGAAATAGCAAAATTAAAAGAAGAGATTAGCGAACTTAGAATGCAATTACAAAGAATGGAAAACCATGCTAATAATCTTCAAGCAAAAGCAAGTCTACCTCGCTATTGACAAATACGATATCTGAACGTATTATTAAAACATGAAAACAAAATTGATTCTCAAAGACGAGGTCAACTGCAAGTTTGAAGGTTTGGCCTTGACTACTCGTCGTAAACTCGAAAAGAAACTGAAGTTCTTTTTGCCCTATGCATATCATGTTCCTGCATACAAGCTAGGAAGATGGGATGGATGTGTAGGCTTTTTTACCATGGGAGGCAATACTTTTGTAAATTGTTTGCCACATATCCTCCCCGTACTCGAAGAAGAAGGATACCACATTGATATAGAGGACAGTAGAGAATCACATGATTTCAAATTTGATTTGGTAACCGAAGACTTGTTCCATAGCAGGACTTGGCCCGCGAGACATCCAAGTGCTGGCGAACCGATAGTATTAAGAGACTATCAAGTAGAAGTTATCAATCAGTTCTTGCAAACACCACATTGCTTGCAGGAGATAGCGACTGGTGCAGGTAAAACTTTGATTACCGCGGCACTTAGTTATATGTGTGAACCTTATGGTCGAACGATAGTCATAGTACCTAACAAAGACTTGGTTACCCAAACCGAGACTGATTATGTTAATCTAGGACTTGATGTAGGAGTCTACTACGGAGATAGAAAAGAACTGGGTAAAACCCATACCATATGTACTTGGCAGAGTTTAAATGTACTCGAGAAAAGATTTAGAGATGGACTGAGCGACAGTGGTTTACATGATTTTGCAGAGGGTGTTGTATGTGTTATGGTAGATGAAGTACACCAAGCTAAAGCAGATGTCTTAAAGAAACTGCTGACTGGTCCATTTGCCAATGTTCCTATCCGTTGGGGGCTAACAGGTACAATACCCAAAGCAGATCACGAACGTTTGAGTTTGGAAATAAGTTTAGGAGAAGTTGTTAATGCACTTTCAGCTCATGAACTACAAGACATGGGTGTGCTTGCAAACTGTGATGTGAATGTAATTCAGTTACAGGAGAATGTAAGTTATAGGGATTATCAAAGTGAACTAACTTATTTGACAACCAACAAAGAACGTTTGGATTATATGGCAACAATTATACAACGTTTTGCTGAAAGTGGAAACACACTTGTATTAGTGGACAGATTAAAAGCTGGTCAAGGTCTGGTAGAACGTTTGGGAGAAGAAACAGTATTTGTAAGCGGTAGTATGAAAAGCAAAGACAGAAAGGATGAATATGATGAGGTCAGTGATACAGACAACAAAATCATTGTTGCAACATATGGTGTTGCGGCTGTTGGCATCAATATACCTCGTATTTTCAATCTTGTACTCATTGAGCCTGGTAAGTCTTTTGTTCGTGTTATTCAGTCTATCGGGCGTGGTATTCGTAAAGCACAAGATAAAGACCATGTGCAAATATGGGACATAACTTCTAGTGCAAAATTTAGTAAAAGGCATTTAACTGAAAGGAAGAAATTTTACAGAGAAGCAAAATATCCCTTTCATATCGAGAAGGTGGATTATAGATGACAAAAATATTAACGGTAGAAAATCAAGCATATGATTTAGATATGGTGCCGGAAGAGATAGAAGATATTAGATATTGTGTTTTAGATTATAGTAATCCCAAAGAAGCGGATTATATTTTTGTACCGCTTGTATTTTTAGAAAGTTTTAGTAGTCCTGCGGCTGTATTACAAGTAGGACAACATCAAGTTAAGGTTCCATTAGATTGGAGTCTTATTGTTTGTGATCCTATGGTAGGAGATCCTGAAGTATTGCCAGTAACAAGTTTAAATGACAGAGGCTTCAAAGCATTTGTGTTTAATCCACTTACTGGTTTCTTACCAGAATTTACTCAAGTAGAAATTGTAAACATATATCAAGAAGTAAAATGGTATTTTCCAAAACTAAAATTTGGGCATATATTGACTGTGCCATTATCAGACAAAGCCAACAGTCAGTGTATGTTTTTTGTAAAAGAAACAAATAAAATACCAGATGTATTAAACACGGAGGACCTATGGTAGAAGTTTTAGGATATATTTTGGTTGCAGTAAATCTAAGTCCAGCAGGAGATGTTGGAGGCACTGCAATTAACTACTACAGAAGCAACGTAGAATGTTACTATGATGCAGTAGAATTAGAAAAAGAAGCAAACCCAGGAGTTGGGTTTGTATGTTTGGAGGACTTTGTTAAAAATGACACTTGATCATATTGAAACAGCAGTCAACTCACTTATACAACTAACACCAGTTATTTGGATACTAAGTTTCTGGGGCGGATTTTTATTTGGATGAGTGGTCAAAGACGCTGGTTAAGATTATGGAGTAGAACTGTTGGCATGCCCGTTGGTCTTAATGACGACGACAAGCCGGAGTTTTTACCCATCACACAAGATGATGTTCATAAAGCATTATGGTTCAGAACTTTCTGGATTGTCTTGCATATTTGTACATGTGGCTTTATAATAGTAGGTAACGGAAGGGTACTTGGGTTTTGGTAGATAAACTAAGCATAAAAGAAGAGATGCGAGCTATTGATCAGCGGGACCGAGGCTGGTGGGATAGTTTAACTGAAGAAGAACAAAAGAAAGTTGGCATTTTTATTTTAATGCGTTACACAAGTGCAGTTCAAACTAGAAATGCAGATATAGAGTATCATTACTTGGCACTTACAAATGAACTGGTCAATAGACACTATAACATCTTAAGACGTGAACCTCAACTGCAACACAAGTTGTTACAGTGTGTTGGGTTGGGCAGTACACAATTCCATCCTTGGATTCCTCCAAGCAAACAGAAAAAAGGCAAACAAGGAAAACTAATGAAATGGTTGCAAGAGCTGTATCCAATATACAATGATGATGAACTGCAACTGTTAATCGATAACAATGATAAAAAAGATTTTGAAAACATAGCTGAAGAAATGGGTATGGATAAAAAACAAATCAAAGAGCTATTCAAATGACAACTGCTGAACAGGTAGTATCGCAACTAGGAAATATAACAGTGACAAAAGGCACATTTACTTGTGAGTATTGTAAAAAGAGCTTTCAAAAAGAGAGTACACTTTTGGCACACAGTTGTGAAAAGAAAAGACGCTGGCAAGCAAAAGATAATCAAGATGTCTTGGTTGGCTTTGCTAGTTATGATTTGTTTTATAGAATAGAAATGCAAAGCAAGCCAAAAGAATACAAAGACTTTGTAGACAGCCAATACTACACAGCCTTTGTGAAGTTTGGTGCATACTGTATCAACACACGAGTAATTGACCAAGAACAGTTTACTCGTTGGTTGATAAGAAATAAAGCAAAACTAAAAGATTGGCCCACTGATAAAATGTATTTGTTGTTTGTACAAGACCACTGTAAACGTGAAAGTGTAGAACGTGCATTAGAAAGATATGTAGAAAGTGCAATGGCGACAGACTATTTTGAAACATTTTGGGAAACTGCAAACGGATATTTGATTGCAGATTGGGTTGAAATGGGCAAGATAAGCCCATGGATTATAATTAGTAGTAAACGTGCTGAACGTGCCATTGAAAGCATGTCAGCTGAATGTGTTACTAGAATTGCAAAGTGTATTGATGCTGACTATTGGAGTAAGAAGCGTCAACTAAATCCACATGATGCTAATTTTGTACAGGAGATGATTGATGGGACTACCTGATATTGATATAGACTTTGCTGATAGAACACAAGCATTAGAATTGTTCAAACATACGCCAGCCAAATTAAAAGAACGCAAGCATAACACAGGTGTATATTTTCATAGAGTACCGAGTAATCCATTTACTGACATCTGTACTGTTGAACATACTGAAGCTGACGATCATGGATTTTTTAAATTAGATCTGTTGAATGTCAGTGTTTACAAAGATGTTAGAGATGACGATCATCTCAGAGAATTAATGGAAAGGGAACCACTATGGGAACTTCTGGAGCACAAAGACTTCGTAGACAAAGTGTTTCATCTAAGCGGGCACGACAGTCTGTTAAAACAATTGAAGCCTACCTCGGTAGAACAATTGGCGGCAACACTAGCAATAATCAGACCAGCAAAGCGTCATCTACAGGACAAAGGGTGGCCAACGATAATGAAAGAAGTGTGGACAAAACCACTAAACGATAACAAGGCTTATTACTTTAAGAAAGCCCATGCAGTTAGTTACGCAATGGTTGTAGTTGTACACATGAATCTTTTGTGTGAACAATTACATTCTGCGGACTAATTGTATATTACGTCTCTTAACTCTTTTTTGAATTATGTTGTTCAAACTTATAGTAGGACCATGTAATACTTCAAAATCTTTGATACTAAATGTTAAAAGACAACTACGAAACTTTTCAAAGTTACTTTTGAAAATAATGTTGATTGGTATCATACGATTGGTACCCCACCACCATTCTTCTCCAATTTCCAAAAATTCACGTTTGTCCTCAGTATCTTTAATGTTTTCAAAATTATACATGCTGGCTAGATTATTATCCATATTTTGAATAATACCTACATATTCATTTCCTCCATACTTTATAAGCGTTAAGAAAGGAAATTCGTCCAGCAAGTCCTGATATTTCTTAGGAATGTTGTTCATCATATATACTTAGTCAAATAAATAGTAGTAAGGATTAACAAAATGTATCAAGCAAGTTTATATCAATATAACCAAAGAGCAGAAGTTCTTGTGCCTCAGAGAAGAGGTACGACCTATTATGGTCCAGACAATCACAAGCCATTGGTTGCATATAGAGGATTAAATGTTGACTTTGATATTTTTGTCAAAGATACAGACAGAAAACCTCAATCATTACACAACAAAACTTATACTGCTACAATCCTTGACAGAACTAACAAAACATCTGTCCTTACTAAAACTTTAATCCCCACTGATTACGATAAAGGTCATCTTGTACTCAAGTTAGACCATGAAGAAACAATTCTTCTTTCTGAGAAACTATATGATCTCGTAGTTACTTATACAGTCTTAGGACAGGTTGGAAGTTACGGTGGTAGCAGTGATCAAAACAATAGAATTACATTTGTTTTAGAAGTAAGAGATGATGCACTAGCACAACTCAGAGAAAGTGAAGAAGTGACTGTTTTTCAACCAGATGGAGATGATTTTATCGGTGGAAGAATGGAAGGCCCAGCACTTACAGGTAGTTTAAGTGGTAGACATACAGTACAAGTAAATTTTACCAACTATACAGGCACATATAAAGTACAAGCAAGTATGAGTTTACAGCCTGGTGCAAATGATTGGTTTGATGTTACTAACCAAAATTATACAGTAAGTGCAAAGACAGGATCAAGTTATCACACATTTTTAGGAATGTATACATATGCTAGAGTGGTTCATACACCTGATCCAGCAAATGCTGGAACGCTTGACAAAGTTACCTATAGAAGTTAATATCTAAGTATGATAGTTTTAGACTTTATTCGCCAGCAAATGCCTGCTGGATGGAAGCATACACCTAGCGGTTGGATCAGTGGTAACTGTCCCATGTGTAGTAAACGTGGGCATAATCCAGATAAGCGTGGCAGAGGTGGTATACGTTTTGAAGATGATCACTTCCAGTACAACTGTTTTAACTGTGGATTTAAAACTGGTTGGAGTGATGGTAGACGTATTGGCGGTAAACTACAAGAACTATTAACAACATTCGGAGCAGATCCGGCTGATATACAAAGAGTAAATTTAGAGCTGTTACGAGAAGAGGAAGCTGGAGATATTGCTGGTCAGTATATTGAAAAACCAAAAGAACAAAAAATACAAATAGACTGGCCCACTGTACAACTTCCCCCTAACAGTTATCGTATTGGAGAATATCCAATAGATGATTTGGATAAGAAACAACTAGAGCAACTTGCATTGGCATGTACATATACTATGAAAAGAGGTATGGACTTTAATGAACATTGGTTTTGGTCACCACACATGCATTTTGCAAATAGGATTATACTGCCATTCTATTACAAAGGTAATGTAGTTGGATACACTGCAAGATGGTGTCCAGAGCACAGACCAGATGCAATGCCCAAGTACTATAATAATATGCCCAAGAACTTTGTATACAACTTGGATGCACAAAAAACACATGATACTGTTATTGTTACAGAAGGACAATTTGATGCACTACAAGTTGGGGGCGTAGCACTAGCAGGTAACACACCAAACAGTACACAATGTAAAATTATAGAAGATTTAGATAAACAAATAGTATTGTTACCTGACTTTGATAAAAGTGGAATGGATACTGTAAATGTAGCAGTCAAACGTGGTTGGGCTGTAAGTTTTCCTGAATGGGAAGATGATATAAAAGATGCAAGTGATGCCGTGGTTCGTTATGGAAGATTATTCACTGTTAAAAGTGTATTACAAAGCATAGAAACAAATGCAACAAAAATTAAAATACTTGCAAAAGCTAGATGTAGATAGTATAATAAAGGAATATTATGAGCGAAGATTATAGCACAGAACTACAGAAACTGTACATAGATTTCTTGTTAGCAGACAAGGATCTTTTCGTGCGGTGTAATGCTATACTAGAAAGCAGTTACTTTGATAGACAGTTCAGAGATACTGTTGACTTTATAAAGAAACATGTTGAAGAATACAGTGATGTTCCCATGCTAGAACAAGTTAATGCAGTGGGCAACATTGGTGCAACTGATGTTCGAGCAACAATGACAGATGAACACAAAAACTGGTTTATGGATAACTTCGAACAGTTCTGTAGACACAAGGCATTAGAAGCGGCAATACTTGCAAGTGCTGATAAACTTGAACGCAAAGAGTATGGCACAGTAGAAGGCATAATCAAAGCGGCAACTGAAATTGGTTTGGCAAAAGATTTTGGTACAGACTATTGGGAAGATCCAGCAGGACGTATACAAAGTATAAAAGACAGTAGAGGTCAAAACAGTACAGGTTGGTTGACTTTTGATAGATTTTTGTATGGTGGATTTAACACAGGCGAGTTGAATATATTTGCAGGTGGTTCGGGTAGTGGTAAAAGTTTGTTCATGCAGAACTTGGCATTGAACTGGGCATTGCAAGGCAAGAACGTTGTGTACATTAGTTTGGAACTTAGTGAAGAATTATGTAGTATGCGACTAGATGCAATGCTTACAGGCATGGGTACTAAAGACGTAATGAAGAATGCAGATGATGTAACATTGCGTGTAAAAATGGCAAGTAAAAAAGCAGGTGGCTTGCAAATTGTACAAATGAAAAATGGTTGTACAGTAAATGATATTAGAGCATATCTCAAAGAGTTTCAAATACAAAACAACATCAAAGTAGATGCATTGTTGATTGATTACTTGGATCTTATGATGCCAGTGAGTGTAAAAGTAAATCCAAATGATCAGTTTATAAAAGATAAGTTTGTAAGTGAAGAACTTAGAAACTTGGCAATCGAATTGGGTGTACTGTTTGTTACTGCTTCGCAGTTGAACAGAAGTGCAGTTGATGAGATTGAATTCGACCACAGCCATATTGCAGGTGGTATAAGTAAGATCAATACAGCAGATAATTTAATTGGTATTTTTAGCAGTAGAGCTATGCGTGAGCGTGGTAGAGTGCAGATACAGTTTATGAAAACTAGAAGTAGTAGTGGAGTTGGACAGAAACTGGATCTCAAATTCAACATAGATAGTTTGCGTATTGAAGACTTAGATGAAGATGAACAGGAAGATAATAGCACTACTAGTATCTACCAAAAATTAAAAACAAAAAGCAGTGTAGCACCAGCAGGTGAAAATGTTGCCGAAAACAACATAGACGCAAGTCCACAAGTTGATGCTACAGATAGATTAAAGAGCTTATTGAGGAAAGCAGACTAATGAAGATCCGATTAGCAACAAAAAAAGAACTTAAAAAACATTTGCGACACGATCCAGTTAGACCACACATCAAAGCTGAATGGCGTACTTCTTATGGTAGAGAAGTATATGTACTGGATAACAAAGGAACTATCGAAGCAGTGCTTTGTGTAGCATACACAGATGAAGTACCCAAAAATGAAAAAGACATGAGTACTCCTGGATTAGACGTAGCAGTATTTTACACTGTATGGAGTTACAACAAAGGTGCAGGTAGAGAAATAGTATTTCAAGTACTGGACCATATTAAAGCAAACAAGCCAATGGTTGATCGTTATGTTACACTCAGTCCATTAACTGAAGAAGCAACAAGATTTCATCAACGCAATGGCGCTCTTAACATTGGAATACACAAGGACTGTCAAAACTTTGAATATTATTAAAGAGAAAATTGCTGAAGCAAAGGTGCTGTGTACCTTATCTTTTATTATTTGTTATTTTGAACTACAAACACGGTGTTTTAAAAGTGAGTCATTATTATGAGCCTGTGTTTTGCCTGTAATTTGTGTTTGCATGCCATTGATGATTTTGCTCTTATTGTTAATGGGTCCTATGTTCATTATAATCTCCACGCTACTGCCATAAGTGCTAGTCACCAATGCTCCAGCAACAATATTTACTAAATACTAATGATATGAAGCGTAAAACAAGATCAATTTTGGAAGAAATAAATGCAATGGCACCCAAGCGTGACAAGAAGCATATTGTTGAATCCAACGGGCAACAAGTTATTCAAACAGCTATCAATTTGATAGATTTGATCAACGAAAGTTTTGATGTGGAAACAGCGGCTGATTTAAACAAGCGTTTAATTAATGCTATTAGAACCAAAGATCCACGTAAGTTTCAAAGAGGTATTGGTAAAGTCAATGAAGATCAAAGAAATACTAAGCGGGACTAAAAAACGTTTAGAACGTGGTAGCCGCAAAAAAAGGAAAAAAGGTAAAAGCCTAATTGCAAAATTACGGGAAGGTGGCAAAATGTTCCCCAACGCTATACCTTTTGACCATGACATGATTCCAGATATAATGAAAAGCATAAATGGTGTATTGTCTAAAACCAATACCAAAGCTATTCCAATTGGAAGTGGTGCTACTCCAAAGTCAGGTAAAATGAGCGGTGACTTGGATATGATTGTTGACCTTGCTGATTTACAACAAGCATATAATATGCCAGATGAAGAAGCAAAAGTTATTAGGAAGAAACTAAGACAACAATTTGACTTAGCAGGATTTACAACAGGACAAAGTGGCACAAGTGTACACGTTGAAGTGCCAATGGGAGATCATACACACCAAGTTGATATTATGGTTGTTGCTAATGCAGAAACAGCCAGTAAGTTTCATACACATAACATACCGGATGGTAGTAAGTTCAAAGGTGTAAACAAAATGATCACCATAGCTAAATTGGCTAAAGATGCTGGTATGAAATGGTCGCCTTACAAAGGACTTGTAAACAGAGAAACAGATGAATTAATCAGCAGTAACCTAGATGACATTGCCAAAAGATTAATTAGCCCTAATGCCTCAGGAAAAGATTTGGGCAGTGTAGAATCAATACTTTCTGCATTGGGTAAAGAAAAAGGTGATGCATTGTTGGCTGACTTGCGTAGCGATCCAAACTGGAAAGAACTTGACTAATGAGAGCCAATCAGTTTCTAACAGAAGCTACACAAAAAGGTAGAGAATACAATCACCTAGAAGACCTAGTGACATTCGAAGGCAGTAAAGGCGCACTCAAGGCGGCTGAGATACTGACAAGACTAGGACAAGATTCAAAAGATGTAAGCATCAAGTGGGACGGTAATCCAACTATATTTTGGGGAAGAGAACCAGACGGTACTTTTGTAATGACTGGTAAAAATGGTTGGGGAAGACAAAAAACAACTAGTAGTGGCGAACTACAAGATTTTATTTTGAATACAGGCAAAGGTGAAGATTGGCGTAAAGACTTTGCTGGCGAAATGGCAGGAGTGTTTGAGATACTAGAAGCAAATACACCAGCTGATATGAAGGGCTATGTGTATGGAGATTTATTGTATACTCCACGCAAACCTGTTACAAGCTCAGATGCGGGCTTACAATTTACACCTAACAAAGTTACATACACTGTTGATCCCAACAGTGAACTAGGCAAGCGTATAGCGGGCAGTCAAGTAGGTGTAGTAGTACACACATACCATGATGCATTTGGAGATAAGACAGGCACTCCAATCAAAGATACAAAGAGTATCAACAGTAATGCAGTGGTTGTACTAGGACAAACATATGTAACACATCAACCTAAAGTTGATACAAGTGCAGTTCAGGATATAGTTAGTACGGCAAATGCGAACGCACAAATAATAGACAATTGGTTAAAGCCGGAGCAGGGACTGAGTAGAAAAGATGCAATACTCTATAACTATGTTAACCAAATGACCAAAGCAGGTAAGTTAGACCAACTCAGGACAGGATTTTATGATTGGCTAAAAACCAGCAAGGTCAGTGCAGGACAGCAAGCAAAACTCATGGCAGGAGATGACAAAGGTCTCAATGCTATATTGGATCTTGTTGTCAAAATACAAAACATGAAGAACAACCTAATTGATCAACTGGATAATTCAAGTGCCGATGTAACTGCTAGCACAGGTGGTGAACGCGGTGGAGAAGGATATGTCGCAACCAGGGATAAAATTAAACTTGTCCCTAGACATAGATGGACACCCAATTAAAAAGATTTATAGCAAAGCCGGAACCGAAATATACGAAGATGGCAAGTATATTTTGAAAAGACGTTCCCCTGATAGTTTTGATTTCGAAACATACAAGAAGTTTCAAGCACTTAATCCTTGGTGTGTAAAAGTGCATAGTTTTGATGATGGTATGATTGTAATGGATAAAATTGAAGGTGTAAAATGGGATCAATATAGATTAAAAGCAAGTTGTCAACAACTATGGGATATTTGCGTTACACATCGAAATGTAGTTGTAAAAAGTTTTTTTGATTTTATGCCCAAAGATAATAGCACTCATGTTAACTATGTGGATGCAAACACTAGAATATTTTTCCATCAGGATGCTGTACATGGAAATCTTATGATGGTAGGAGACAAACCTATGTACTTTGATCCAGACGGCAGTTGCAAATATCCATGGGATATGTTTATTCAAAAAATACAATATCAAACAACACAATGGTTCAATGAGTATCTATACTATGGTCATAGGTGTCCACAGTGAAAGTATTGTCTCAAAAAAATAATAAAAAAGTTTTTGAAGATGGAGATTACATTGTAAAAGAAATCTCAAACTATCACAGTAGAAACTTTGATTTTGATGCGTACAAAACTTTACAAAAACGTTGTCCCTGGTTTGTAAAAGTACACAAGTTTGAAAACGAATGTATTGTAATGGATAAAGTTCAAGGGCAACCTTATTATGATTGGAGGAACACAATCGAATGCTCAGCTGATAGACTATATTGGCTTTGTGTCACATGGAGATACACAGTTTGGAAAAAATATTTTGAAAACTTGAAAACACAATTAGTTGAACTAAAAGATCAAGTATTTTTTCATAGTGATATGGTACCAGGTAATGTATTGATAAAAGAAGACAACACACCTGTAATAATTGATCCTAACGCAGTGATGTGGACACCTTGGGACATATACTTACAAAAGCTAAACGAACATCATCATATATGGTGGAATGAATATGTTTTATGGGCTCATAGAAATGATTTGTTTCCTGGAGCGCCGTGGCCAATAGATTGGACTAGGCCAGGCTACAGATTGGACTAAATATTAGTATGGAACAAAAGTATACAGCAAAACAATGGTCAGAAATGCAAGGAGGACACACAATGTCTGAAGCTCCTAAAAAACAATACACTTTCATTGGAGACTTAATGGAAAGTAGAATGTTTAGAAGCAAAAGCAAAGTAGAAGATACAAATGCTAGAGAAATGGCTGACTTTGCAATGATGAATTTACTTGCACTTTATATACTAAGCAATGAGTATGACTTCGCTGTAGCCGCACAAGATTATGCAAAACGCACTATGATGTACGGCAACTTCAACAGTTATAGAGCCGGAGGCACAGATTTAAACATTGCTCTTACAGCGGTAAGAAATGGAATGTCTGGAGATGGTGCAAAAGACGATTTACAAAACAACAAGTTACGTTTTAACGATGTCAAAATTAAAGCATTCCTAAACACTATAAAAGCAGGAAGACCTCCTGTAAGTGTTCCAAGTTTCTTTCTAAGAATGGAAAAAGATTTGGACATACAAAATTCAAACTATCGTAGCATTAGACGATTGGCACAAGATTGGCCAAGACTTAACAAAATGCAAAAACAATTGGTAATTACAAGAATGATGCAATTTTTTAGAGCAAAAGCATTACGAAGCGAGTTATACAGTTACATCAGAGATATGAGCAGAAGTCAAGGACTAGAAGCTCGTAATGCTC